GCGCGCGTCGATGGGCCACACGACCGGCGCCGCACTCGTCCCGATGCTGAAGAAGGCGAAGGCGGACGGCGCCGTCGTCAAGCTCGCCGAGCGCCTCGCCGCCGACGAGACGCTCTCGCGCACCCAGCTCGAGAAGCTGCGCGACGCCGTGAACGAGGCGGCGGCGACGGCGCGCGAGAAGGAGCACACGGACCTCGCGGCGCAGCTGTCGAGCGCCAACCGTCTCGTGCGGCGCCTCGCGCGCAAGGCGTAACGCACCGATGATGTGCGGCTTCGATTCGGCGAGCGCGCGCGTTTTCCGCCACTGGCATAGCCAGCTGACGCGTCGACGCGTGCGCCTCGCTGAGTCGGCGCAGCCGGCCCTCTTGCCCGACGGGCGCCGGCTGCGCGGCGTGCGACTCGCTGAGAAGATCGTGCTGACGCGCGACCTCACGTTCTACCTCGTTGACGAGCTTGGCCCGGCGATCCCGCTGACGATGGACGACGTGCTCGCCATCGCCGCGCCCGGCGAGATGCTCGCCGCGTTTCGCGCGGCCGAACGAGGCCGAACGCGCCGCTTCGGCTGGCGCACCGATCGACGCGGCTAGCCAAACGGCGAGCCATTCCACCCGTGCTCGGCTGGCATTAGTTTGTGTATACGTCGCGCACACGCGCGGCGCCCTCGCTCGACCTCCCGCCTCCGCTCGTCCCCCACCCCACATACCGCTCGACGCTTCAGCGCGGCGAGCCGTCTCCATGCCGAAACGCACCTTGCAGAAAGGTGCTGCGCGTCGCATCGTGTCGCCGCGCACGCCTGGGCTCGCTATTCCCGACGCGCCGTTCTGGCGGGGCGAGACCGCGGAAGCGATCGTCGACGCCCGCCGCGTCGCCTACGCCGAGGAGAAAGCCGCAAAGGCCTCCGCGCGGCGCCGTAAAGGCGGTGTAGCGGCCCGATCGCCCCGCCACACGGGGGACAAGCCGTCCCGCGAGCTTTCGCGCCTTATACGGGCGTTAAAGCGCCGCAAGACGCTCGCCGCGCGCCAGCGCGTCCAGGCGAGGATCGACGAGCTTCAGCGCCAGCTCGGGGGCGCGCGCTAAGTGCTGCGGCTGCGCACGGGTCGCCGCGGGCCGCGCATCGTCTGGGGCGAGGCCGATATGGGGCGCATGGAGCGCGTGCTCGGTGAGCACGCCGCGAAAGGCTCGGCGCCGCTCGTCGCCTCGATCCTGCGCGCGGCGGTGAAGCGCGGCGCTCGGCTCGACGCCCCGCTGGCACAACACTTGCAAGCGGTCGAGCGGACGGTGAAGCTCGCGCGGCACCTCGCCGGCCAGCTCGACGCGCCGGCCCGCAATCATCTCGAGGCGCGCGCGTTCCCCCACCAGCGCGCCGCGCTGCGCTTCTTCGAGCAGATGCACGCGCTCGGCTGGAGTTCGTTCCTCCTTTGCGACGAGCCGGGTGTCGGCAAGACGCTCGCCGCGATCCTCTACGCGCTCTCGCTGCTCGGCGAGCGAGCGCGCGGCGGCAAGCACATACGCGTGTTGATCGTCGCCCCGAACGCGGCGAAGCGGCAATGGCGACGCGAACTCAAGCGCTACCTCGGCACGATCACGCGTGTGACGATCGTAGAGGGCACGATCGACGAGCAGAGCCAGCGCATCGTCGCGAAGCGCGGCTGGATCGCCGGCCACTGGGAATCGCTCGTTCACGCGCGCGACGCGTATAGCGACGTCGCCTGGGACGTCGTCATCGCCGACGAGTCCCAGCTGATGACGAATCGCGACGCGCAGCGCACGCAGACGATGCACGCGCTCAACGCGCGCTACAAGATCGCGCTCACCGGACACCCGTTTACGCGCACCGTCGACCAGTTGTGGTCGATCCTGCACTGGCTCTACCCCGACGTCTACAGCTCGTTCTGGCTCTTCTTCAATATGCACGTGAAGTGGGTGCCGGAAGGCGTCTTCGGTGGCCGGCGCGTCGTCGGCGCGCGACAGCCGAAGTTGTTGAAGTGGGAACTCGCGCCGTTCGTCTTGCGGCGCACGAAGGCGCAGGTCTTCCCGCATCTGCCACCGATTACGCGCGTCGCTCGCGAGGTCGAGCTAAGCGCGCGCGGCCGACGCGAATACGAGAAGCTGAAGCGTGAGTTCTTCGTCGAACTCGAGGCGCTCGGCGGCGAGACGAAAATCTTGCCGATCCTCGGCGAACTGCCGCGCCTCACGCGCCTGCGTCAGTACCTCGTCGACCCGGCCCTCATCGGCGCGCGTGAGCCGAGCGTCAAATATCCACAGCTCCTCGAGCTGGTCGAGTTCCTCGACGCGCCGCTCGTTATCTTCTCGTCGTTCGCCGAGGCCGTGAAGAACCTCGCCGCGTTCCTCGCGAAACGCAAGAAACGCGTCGCGATGCTGCACGGCAAAATCAACGCGCGCGAACGTGAGCGCAATCGCGTCCGCTTCTTGCGCGGCGATTTCCACGCGCTGATCGTGCAGACCCAGCTCGGCGGGCGCGCGCTGAACATGGGGAAATACGGATACGTCGCGCACCTCGATCTCCCCTTTACGAAGGAGGCACTCGAGCAAAGCGAAGATCGCGTCAACCGCCCGGAAGAAGGCACGGGCAAGCTCGTTCCCACAACAGCGTATCGCGTCGTCGTCGCCGACACATACGAGGAACGACTCCAGCACAAGCTCGAGGAACGCCACCGCATGTTCGGCGAGGTGTTCGGCGTCGGCGAGCTTCGCAAGCTCTTTTCCTAACCCCCAATGGCCCAGCAACGACTCGTCTCCCTTCATCGCCGGCCGAAAGCGTCGCTCCTCGCGAGCGAGGCGCGCGCCGAGAAGCCACGTCGGCCGACGCCCGAGCAGCCGCTGATCATCTCGGCGAGCGAACTGCGCGACTTCCTCTCGTGCCGAGTCAAGCACCACTGGCGTTACCAGTGCAACCTCGCGCCGAAAGCCGGCGCCCCGGCGCTCGCGGTCGGCTCGCTCTCGCACCAAATTCTCGAGGCGTGGTATTCGCTGCCGCACGGCAAGCGCACGGTGAAGGCGATGGAGCGCATCGCCAAAGCGCGCTGTGCGCAGCACGACTGGCATGAACTCAAGGTCGAAGACTACGAACTCGTCCGCGCCATGACGATCGGCTACGCCGCGTGGGCGAAAGCCGATGACGCGAAGATCGGGCTCGTCGATTGCGACCCGGAGAGCTGGTTCGACTACCCGCTCACGCCGGACGGCGCCATCCGCGTGCGCGGCAAGATCGATAACGTCTTCACGCCGACGACGCTGAAGAAGACTGTCGCGTGCTGCGAGTTCAAGAACAAGGCGAAGATCGATCTGAACATCGTCGAGCTCAACCTTCAGATCAGCGTCTACCTTTGGGCGCTGCGCCAGCGCTTCCCGAAGGCCAAGCGTTACATCGCGCACTACACGGTGCTGCGCAAGCAGATGCCCGGGCCGCGCGTGAAGGCCGACCTCTTCGCGCGCGAGAGCGTCGAGCGCACGGACGAGCAGATCGACCAGTGGGCGCTCGATACGCAGCGCGCCGCGCTCGACATGCTCGACGGCGCCGTCTACGCGAACCCGAGCGACCAGTGCCAGTGGATGTGCGATTTCAAGATCCCGTGCTTACTGCGCGGCAGTGCGGGTGACCTCAAGCACGTCCTCAAGACCGAGTATCAGCAACGGGAGTACCGCTAATGAGCGCTCCAGTCACCGCCGCGACACGCTGGCAGACGTGGGCGATCTTCGGCCCGAGCGGTGTCGGCAAGACGACACTCGCCGCGACCGCGCCGAAGCCGATCTTTCTCGACTCGAACCAGGGCCTCATCTCCGTCGCGGATCGCCCTGGCTTCGAGCACCTGCGCAGCGAGGACGTCTTCGGCATCGACAACCTCAACGACGCGTACAGCAAGTGCACGGAGACGAGCAAGAAAGCCTGGCCGGCGCGCTTCAACACGATCGTCTTCGACCACTTCGACGACATCCAGGCACTCGTCCTCGACGAACTCGGGGCGCGCGCCGCCGAGCGCGATAGCCGGCGCGACCAAGACGAGTTCGACCAGCGGATGTACGGCATCATGGGCAATAAGCTTCGGCGCCTGCTGCGGCTCTTCAAAAAGGTGCCCATGCATAAAGTCCTCATCCTCGGCGAGAAGCCGAACGGCGAGACGGGGAAGCTCGTGCCGAATCTCATCGGCCAGCTCCAGGGCCAGCTGCCGTACTACTGCGACCACGTGCTGTACCTCAAGCCCGGCAAGAACGATTCACGCTGGCTCTACCTGCGCGAGACGGACGAGTTCTTCGCGAAGACACGCGCCTGGTGGCTGACGAAGGAGCAGCGCCGTTACTCGGTCGCGTTCGACGATACGAAGTTCCTCACGAATCTCTTCGCGACGATCGCGAAGGGCCCGACGCGGGCGCATGAGCGCGCTCGCAAGACCACCACCAAGGAGTCATAACGATGGGCAAGAACGCTGCGGTGATCAGCCTGACCGAGGACGACTACAAGCAGAAGTCGTTCAAGACCGCGCCGGCCGGGACGTACACGTTCAAGATCTCGAAGCAGAAGACGGCGATCAAGGACGGCAAGGCCGTCAAGGTCTACGCTGTCATCACGAAGGGCCCGCACAAGGGCACCGGCGTCTTCGACCACATCGCCGCGCACGTCGGCTGGAAGATCGCTCAGCTCCTGCACGCGCTCGGCATCAAGAAGATGACGATCACGCTCCAGGAGTTCGCCAAGCTCATCGGGGACAAGGAGCTTCGCGCCATCATCCGCGAGGAGAAGTTCGAGGGCAAGACGCGCAACAAGATCGTCCAGTGGCTGCCGCTCGAGGCGAGCGACGACGAGGACGAGAACGACGAGGAGCTGGACGACGACGAAGACGAGGCGGACGACGAAGACGAGGACGACGAGGCGGAGGACGAGGATGACGACGCCGACGAGTCCGAGGACGACGAGGACGGCGAGGACGACGACGAGGACGATGACGAGTCGGGCGACGATGAGGAGGACGAGGACGACGAGGACGATGAAGAGGAGGAGAAGCCCGCGCGTCGCGCTCCAGCGAAGAAGGCGGCGACGAAGCGCGCGCCCGCGAAGTCGGCGGCGAAGACGACCGCGAAGAAGACGACGCGCAAGCGCTAAGTCCGAGCACGCCCCGCCTCTGCTCGCCGAGGGCCCGACGCTTCAGTGCGCCGCGCCCTCGGCGCCCCCGCCTCCTCATTCCCGCCGCCATGCTGCACCTCGTTGGTTCATTCCAGCAGATTCTCGCGCAAGCGTATCGTCTGCTGCTCGCGACGCGACCGATTAACGTCGGCGAGTGGCAAGCGAAGCGCGACGTTCCCCAGGCGCGCACGTACGAACTCGAAGACGTCTCGTTTGAAATCCCCGTGCCGTCGTCGCGCGACGTTCTCGCGGCAATGGTCAAGCCGAATCTCCCCTGGGCGGAGGAGCACTTCGAAGAGCGCATCAGCGGCACGCCGTGGAATCCCCCGCCGAGCGCCGCACACTGGCCGTTTGCGCAAGCCGGCCACGCCGAGCACGTCGACGAGCAGGGCCGCTTCTCGCACACGTATCCCGAGCGTCTGTGGCCGCAAGCTCGCGACGCGTCAACAGCGCTGCGCTTCGGGATTCGCTACCCGTACGGCGATCTCAACGACGTCCTCGAGCTTCTTCGCGCACGCCCGCATACACGCCAGGCGTACATCCCGATCTGGTTCCCCGAAGATACGGGCGCGACGCATGGCCAGCGCGTGCCGTGTACGCTCGGCTACCACGTGATGAATCGCGGCGGCCAGGTGAAGGTCGTCTACTACATTCGCTCATGCGACGTCTTGCGGCATCTGCCGGACGACGTCTACATGGCCGCGCGCTTGCTCCAGTGGCTCTGCAACCAGCTGAGCACGGATGAGCAGCGTGTGCATCCCGATCGACTCCTCATGCACATCTCGTCGCTGCACGCGTTCGAGGGCGACCGCGACATTCTCGAGTACCGGCGCGCGAAGCTGGAGCGCGCGCGGTGACGACGATGACGGCGGAGTGCCTCGCTGCGGCGCTCGCGTACGCGAAGCGTGGGTGGGCAGTGTTCCCGCTCGACGGCAAGCGCCCCTATGCGGGCTCGCACGGGCATCGCGACGCGACGACGGACCCGAAGCAGATACGCCGCTGGTGGCGCGAGTATCCCGAAGCGAATGTGGGAATCGCGTGCAGTTCGCTCAACGGTCCGATCGTCGTCGACATCGACGGCCCGAGCGGCCAGGCGCTCGCCGAGGCGCTCGACTTGCCCGAGACGCGCGAGGTGCGCAGTCGCGCAGGGCGACGGCATCTCTACTACGCGCCGATGCTCAACGGCGCGCGTGTGAAGCGCACGATCAAGGTGAAGAATAGCGACGGCGAGAAGGTCGCGCTCGACGTGCTCGGTGATGGCGGATACGTCGTCGCGCCGCCGAGCATTCACCCCGAAACCGGCAAGCGCTACGCATGGCTCTCGCGTATCGCGCTCGCGCCGCTCCCGTCGTCAATCTTCGCCGTCGTCGAGGCGACGCGCGCCGAGCGACACAGCGATGGAAAAGGCTCGGCCCCGCCGCTCCCGCCGTCGCTCGGCGAGGGCGAGCGCGACGATTTGCTCACGTCGCTCGCAGGGTCGATGCGGCGACGCGGCGCAAGCGAAGACGCGATTCTCGCCGCGCTGCGCGAAGAGAACGCGACGCGATGCGATCCACCGCTGAAGGATAGCCAGCTCCGTAAGATCGCGCGATCGATCGGCAGTAAGGCGCCGGCCGCGAAGACCGAAAACGCCACGGACCTCGGCAACGCCAGGCGTTTCATCGCGCAACACGGCGACGGGGTGCGCGCCGTCGCGTCGCAACGCAACCCATGGTTGATCTGGGAGGGCACGAACTGGGGCGCCGACGAGACCGGCGAAGTCGCACGCATGGCGAAGACGACGGTGCGTAGCATCTGGAGTGAAGCGGCGACGCTCGGCGACGAAGAGGAGCGCGAAAAGCTCCTCAAGCACGCGTCGAAGAGCGAGCAGGCGAATAAGATCCGCGCGATGATCGAACTCGCCGCGACCGAACCCGAGATCGCGCTGACGAGCGATCGACTCGACGCCGACCCATGGCTCTTCAACGTCGAGAACGGGACACTCGACCTGCGCTCGGGTGCGCTGCGCCCGCATCGCCGCGAGGACCTCATTACGCGGCTCGCGCCGGTCGAGTACAGCCCGCGCGCGAAGGCGCAACGCTGGCGCCGCTTCATGCTCGAGGTAATGGACGACGACGCCGAGTTGGTCGATTTTCTCCAGCGCGCGGTCGGCTACGCGATGACCGGCGATACGCGCGAGCAGTGTCTCTTCTTCTGCTACGGGCAAGGCGCGAACGGCAAGAGTACGTTTCTCGAAACGCTGCGCGGCCTCTTCGGCCCGTACGCGCTAACGGCCGACTTCTCGAGCTTCATGGGGCGTAGCGGCGACGGGCCGCGCACGGATCTCGCGCGCATGCGCGGGGCGCGCTTCGTCGCGGCGAGCGAGGCCGATAGCGAGCGCGGGTTTGACGGTCGTGTGGTGAAAGCGCTGACCGGCTCGGATACGATCGTCGCGCGCAAGCTCTACGAGGCCGAGGTCGAGTATCGACCGACGCATAAGCTCTTCCTCGCGGCGAACCATCGGCCGATCGTGAAGGAGCAGACCGACGCATTCTGGCGTCGCATGCGCCTCGTCCCGTTTCGTCGGCGATTCGAGCGCGGACGCGAGAAAGACCTCGAGGCGACGCTGCGCGCCGAGTTGCCCGGCATCCTCGTCTGGGCCCTCGAAGGCTGCTTACGCTGGCAAGCTGAAGGCCTCAACGAGCCGCGCGCCGTCAAGCGCTCGACGCATGATTACAAGGAAGAGAACGATCTCCTTGGCGAGTTCATCACGGCGCGCGCGGCGCTCGACACCAGCGCGTGGACGTCGACGGTCGACCTCTATCGCGTCTTCGGCGATTGGTGGGTCGAGACGCGCGGTCCGCGCAGCGCGGTGATCTCGCTCGGCTGGTTTACGCGGATGCTCGGCGAGCGCGCCGACCTCAGCGCGAAGAAATCGAACGGGCTGCGCGGCTGGCGCGGCATTACCCTTCAGCAGGAGCTTGTCCGATGATCGTCGTGGAAGGGGCCGACAACGTCGGCAAGAGCACGCTTATTCAACAGCTCCTCGAGGCGGACAGCCGACTGCACGTTCTCAAGCGCGAGCGCTTCCAGCCGAAGCGCGGCGAGACCATCGGCCAGTCCTATCTGAACATGCTGGTCGGGCACGAGGGCGAGCCGAGCGTGACGTTCGGCGTCGCGGATCGCCTGCTCGCGTCTGAGTGCGTCTACGGGAAGCTCTTTCGCGGCGGGTGCCGCATGAGCGACCGCGAGCACTACCTCATCAAAGCCATGCTGCTCTCGCACGGGGCGATCGTTGTGCACTGCGACGTCTCCGACGACGAAGTGCGCCGCACGTGGCACGAACGCGAGCAGCTTTATGACAAAGACCCGCTCGTGATCGTGCGCGCGTATCGGCGCAACATCGCGCGCATCTTCCATCCCATCCCAGTCGTGCGATACGACTGGACGTCGCCGCTCGCCGAGATCGAGCGCACGAACATCCTCATCTCCCACGGCGAGACGCTCGCCGGCTACCACCAGCCGGTCGGCGCTCGCGTCTTCCCCTCCTGCCGCCACGTCGCATGAAGACGAACCTCGATCTCGTTCGCGATTTCCATCAGCGCTTCGCCGTGCCCGTCGCTCGTGTTCCCGTGCGCCTCGACGGCGCCGACGCCGAGTTCCGCGTGAAGTTCTTGCGCGAGGAGCTGGCCGAGTACGAGAGGGCGCTCGCGGACGGCGACCTCGTGAAGCAATTCGACGCGCTGATTGATCTCGTCTACGTCGCCTACGGCACCGCGCTCTGGCACGGCTTCCCGCTCGACCTCGGCTTTCGGCTCGTCCACGCCGCGAATATGACGAAGGAGCGCGCAGAGAGTGCCGCCGATAGCGAAGCGCGCACGGGTCGAGGGCATACGCACGACATCGTCAAGCCGGCGGACTGGGAATCGCCTGAGCCGCATCTGCGCCGTCTGCTCGAAGTCGCGGGCGGGCAGCTATGAGAGCGTTCGGCGTCCTCTGCGGCGTCGGCTCGTTGCTGCGCGAAGCGCAAGACGCCGGGTGTGAGATCGTCGGCAACTACGAACTGCGCCCGCAGTTTCGCACGGCGCGTGATCTCATCTGGGATCGCAACTTCCCGAACGTGCCATTCCTCACCGGAGAAACGACGAAGTTCTCGTCCTCGCTTGACATCGATCTCGTGCTCGGGCATCCGCCATGCGGCACGCACTCGACACTCGGGAACTCGTCGGCGCGCGTCGACGACATGAGCGACGCGCAGCGCGCGCGCTATCATCGCAGGCGAGCGAACGCGCAGGGCATGCTGCCGCAGTTCATCGCTACGGTGAACGCGATTAAGCCGCGCGTGTTCATGCTCGATAACTTGCCGAAGATCCTCACGACCTCGGCGCCGCCCGACTGGTGGCGCGCGCAGTTGCCGAGCTATCGGCTCACGTTCATCACGATGATGAACTGGGACTTCGGCACGCCGCAACTGCGCAAGCGTCTCTGGGTCGTCGGCGTGCGACGCCCGTTGAAAGCCTTCGAGTATCGCGCGCCGCGCAAACGCTTGCCCGGGCCGAAGACGGCGCTCGAGGCATTCGACGGCCTGCCGTGGGAGCCGTGGCGCGACCTGCCCGAACTCGGCCACGTGCATCTCGCACCGCACCGCATGCTCACCGGTGACTATCGCACAACGGTCGACGGACTCAACGTGCAGCGCGGCGCCGAGCTGGCTCTCGGCTTCCTCTCGATCGCGCCCGATCGCGCGTGGCCGTATAAGACGCGGGCCGGGCGCATCGCCGTAAAGATCGGCCGCCAGCGGCTCGACGTCGCGAAGTACTCGCGCACGATCACAGGCCTGCCGTCGATCCATCACCCGATGACAGGCTGGCCGCTGACGGCGCGCGAGCGCGCGCGCCTGATGCAGTGGCCCGACGATTTCGCGATCGGGGGCGCCGAGCGCGACGCGAAGCGCGAACTGATGCGGCTCGTCTTCTTCACCGGCAAGGCCGTCCCGTCCGGCTTCCCGCGCTGGATCATCCCGCAACTCCTCGATCACGTAGGTGCGAAATGAGCGACGAGCAAGAGACCGAGCGCGAGGTGCTCGTGATCATCGATCACGGCGTACTCTCGGGCGTGCGCGTCGTGCGCGAGCCGGACGCCATCATCGAAGCGGCGCGCATGGGCAAGCCGGGACTAACTTCGCGGCTCGTACCGGAGTCGCTCGCGCGCGACCTCGAAGAGGGATGGGAGAAGTACTTCAACGCGTACGAAGCGCTCGGGAAATATCCCGAAGTCGTGCCGCGCCAGTACGTCATCACGAAGTTCATCAGCGGCGAGCGCGTCCTCGCGACGATGGAGCATCCGCGATGATCGTCAGCTACAGCGACCTGCCCGAGATGTTCGCGGCGCTCGTCCCGACGTATAAGACGCGCTCGTACCGGCCGCTCGTCGCGACCGTAGAGCGCTGGCACACCGGCTACGGCGCGAAGATCGTCAAGATCAATCCCGATCGCGCGGAGAAGCGGTGGAAATCGTACATCATCCCAGAGGAAACGATGCGCGTCGGCGCGAAGCTGAAGGCGAAGGGCGCGGCGTCAATTCGCTTCGGGCGCGAGAAGGCGGGCAACGGCTACCACGGCGAGCGCGGCGACTTCTGCCTCGTCGGCGGGTTCGTCGAGCGCCGTAACCTCACGCTCTTCTACCGCAGCCTCGAGCTGATCGGCGGGCTCGGATACGACGTGACGCTCATCGACGGCCTCGGCCTCTCGCTCGGGATCAAGTGGAAGCGCGTCACGTTCATGTGCGCGCGAGCGAACGTCTTCGCGCTCAAGCGCAACTCGAACGAGAAGCTCTACCCGAGGCTCGTCCACATCTTCACCGGCGTGCACATCTAATGCCGACGACACGCGTGCGCGTTCAATCGCGCATCGTTTACCAGGCGCGTCGCCCGCGCCGACTCACACATCTCACGTCACCGGACGGCCTCGATCGCTGGATTGCGCGGCTCGGCCACGGCGTGCTCGCCGTCGATACCGAAACGACGGGCCTCAACTGGCGCACCGAGCGCGTCGGCGGGCTCTGTCTCGCGGCCGGCGAGACGGCGATTTTCGCGACGCACGGCGCGCTCGGGCCGATGGTGCGCTGGCTCGCCGACGAAGTGAAGCGGCGCCGAACGCTCGTCTTCCACAACGCGAAGTTCGACCTGCATTTCTTGCGCGGCACGTTCGGGCTTCACGTCCCGTACCCGGTGCACGATACGCAGATCGAGTCGTTCATCGTCGATAACCGCGGGGCCTTCGCGATCAAGCCGTCACCGCACTGGAAGCTGAAGCAAGACCATCATCTCAAATCGCTCGCCGAGGTCTACGTCGATCCCGACGCGTACGACCACGAGAAAGCATTGATGGCGGCGATCAAAGCGGCCGGCGGCAAGACGAAGGGCGACTGGCTTATGGCCCCGCCGAAAGAGTACGCCGAATACTCGGCGATGGACCCGTGGTATACGCTCCAGCTGCACCACCAATTCATCGAGCGCATCCGCCACTGGATGCAGCCCGAGGGCGATTACCCACCACTGATGGAAGTGTACGACACCGAGCGCTGGCTCTTGCTCGCGCTGCGCGATATGGAGGAGCGCGGCATCATGTGCGACCGCGAGTTCCTCGAGGCGTGGCGCGTCGAGCTTGACGCGAAGCTCGAGGTCTTGCGGCGCCGACTGTGGAAGCTCGCCGGCAAGAAGGAGATCAATTGGAATAGCGTGCCGCAATTACGCCAGTTGCTCTACGGCCCGCGCAGCGCCGGCGGGCTCGGGCTGCCGGTCGAGTACTGGACCGAGCCGGACGACGACGAGAAAGAGCCGCAGCCGGCGACGCACGCGGTGGCCCTCGTGCGCTTGCCGCATAAGATCGGGCCCGTGCTAAAAGAATATCGCGAAGTCCTCAAGCAACACTCGTCGTACGCCGTCAGCTTGCAGGAGCATATCGCCGACGATGGCGCGATTCACCCGACGATCCGCCAGAGCGGCGCCGAGACCGGGCGGATGTCGTGCGCCGAGCCGAACATGCAGCAACAGACGCGAACCTCGGGCGTGCGCAAAGCGTATCGACCGCGCAAGGGACTCGTACTGCGCTTCGCCGACTATAGCCAAGTCGAGATGCGCTACGCGTCGCATTTCGCGAACGAGGAGACGTTCATCCGCGGCTTCAACGAAGACCCGGACTTCGACACGCATCGCGCGACGGCGCAGAATATGTACGGCCTCGGGACGCGCGAGCCGCAGGGCCAGCAGCGTAAGTTCGGCAAGATCCTCAACTTCACGAAGATCTTCGGCGGGGGCGTCGGGAAGATCGAGGAGCAACTCACGAACCTCCTCGAACCCGAAGAAGCGATTGCCGGCTGTCGCGAGCTTGGGCATAAGCTCAAACCCGGCGAGATTCCGTTTCGCTCGCTCGCGCAACTGCTCGTGACGTACTTCGACTCGACGATGCCAGCGATGAAGAAAGCGATCAATCGCGAGCGCGAACTCGCCGAAGCGCGCGGCTTCGTGATGGACGCGTACGGCGGGCATCGCTTTATGACCGAGCGCTTCTACGCCGCGTTCAACACGAAGGTGCAGGGCAGCGCCGCACGCCAGGCGAAGAAGGGGCTCGTCGCGCTCTATCGCGAACTCCAGCTCGGGACAGGCGAGATCGCGCTCTTGCTGCAAGTGCACGACGAGAACATCTACGAAAGCGAGGGCGACCCGCGCACGGATCGCAAAGTCCTCGAACTGATGCAGGAGCTGAAGCGCTTCAAGGTGCCGATCATCGCCGATATGAGCGGCTCGTCGACGAACTGGCAGGAGAAGACGAAGGTGAAGCTATGAGCGAGATTACGTACAAGGGCACGCCGCTCAGCGAGCTTTCGCTGCGCCAGCTCATCAAGGCCCGTGAAAATCTTCTAAGGAAAATCGAGTTGAACGATGGTCGTTTAACTGCCGGCTCCAGTTTCGATCTCGATATACTACTGGACCAAGTCGATGCCGTCGAGCGCGAGCTGAAGCAATTCGAGAGGAAGAAAGCATGAGTCGACTCGAGTTCACGGCGATCGATCCCGGCGAGCGCTGGATGGGCTACGCGCAACTCACCGTCAGCGGCGGACTCTATCGCGCGAGCAGCGCCGTCTTCGACTTGCGCGACCGGGCGTTTGTCGAGCGCGTCAACCTCGTGCGCCGCGAGTTGCCGACGCGCTTGATCGTCGAGGACTATCGACAGCGGCCAGTTGGGTACAATCGTTTCTCCGACGGAGGCACGCTGCGCTTGCTCGGCGCGCTACAGTACATCGCCGAGTGCGACGGCCTGACGACGTTCGCCCTCGTCCCGCCGGGCGATCCGGACAAAGAACTACAGCACCTGCCGATCTCGCTCTACCTCGAATCGTGGCGTCGGCGCTGGCCGAACCCGAACACGACGCAGTGGCAGCATTGTCGCGCAGCGTGGCGCGTACTCTCGCGGCATCTCCTCGCGAAGCATGTCGAGCTGATGACGGCCCTCGTGAAGAACGCTCGCGCGCTGCGCTCGCTGACGATCGAGGCGCACTTGGCGTATCGCCCCGAGCACGGCGACCTCATCGCGCCCGACGCCTGGTGGAAGCTCCCGACGGCGAACGGCTCTACTCCAACTCTCGACGCCCTCGCATGAAGCTCACGACGCACGACCGCATTCCGAAGCCGACAGAGATGACGCTCGGCGCCAAGCCGCTGCGCGTCTTGCTCACCAAGCACGTCGAGCTGGTGATCGAGAAAGGCGATACCATCGCATACGTCGCGCAAGCGATTGCGTCGACGTGGCGGCACCTCGACGACAAGAGCGCTCGCCGACTCGCGGCGTATTACTTCGCGATCGGCGAGCGACGCGCCGGGCTACGGCCGAACGACAGCGAATGGAGCGACGCCGAGCTATCGACGTCGCTCCACCGACGCTATCTCTCGCGATAGCGCCAGAGGTAGCGAAGTGCGCGTCGTCGACGACGCCAGTTGAGAATGCGGTAGATGATCGCCATCATCGTTACTCCTCCTCGGTCGTCGACGATGCGCCCCCCGCGCCGGCCGCGCGGAGAGCTTTGAACGCGTCCTTGCTGCCGGCGCGCTTCGTCAGCTCGGCGCGGATGGAGGCGCGCGAGCGGCCCGTCTGCTTCACCAGCTCGGCGATCGTCGCGCCGGCCTTCCAGGCCTCGAAGAGATCGCTCGTCGGCTCGTTCGCCGGCTGCGCCGGAGACTCGGGCTCGGGCGTCGGCGTCGTCGACGCGCGCGGCTTGCGCTCCTTCTTCGGCTTTGCGGCGCCGAGCGCCGGGCGCTTGCCGAAGGCCATCGTCGGGTCGTCCTCGCTCACCTCGATCGTCGCCGTCATCTCGAGCCGCATGCCCTTCAGCTCCTCGTACTGACGCGGCATGTCGTTCTCCTCGACGCCGATCCAGCACGCGTCCTTCGGAAGCGACGTCCAGAGCTTCCGGCCGTCGTCGAGCGTAACGAGACCCTTGACGACGGTCGCGCTGTGGTGAAACGCGACGGCGATCTCTTCGACGCGCACGCTCTGCACGGTGCCGACGAACGACTGCCGGCCGGGCTGCCAGTGCGGAGCGCTCGCGCGGCGCGCGTTCTCGGCCTCGTCGCGGCCCTCGGCGCGCTTCGCCTGCTCGGCGAACTTGCGGCGGGCGAAGGCGAGCTGGCCGTCGGTGAGGCCGCCCCATTCCTGCATCGACTCGCGCAGGAACTCGGGGAGCGGGCCGTAGCGCTTGCGGAAGTCGCTCCAGGCCTTCTGGTAGACGCGCTCGGCGACATTCGCGTCGTCCTCATTCGCGTCGCACGCTGCTTGGCTCGCGACGCGCAGCGCCTCGAGGTCAGCCGGCAGCGTGTCGAGCAGCCAGCAGCGGAAGTGCTCGCTATCGCCTTCGATCGCCGCGAGGAGCTTGCGGCGCCGCGTCGTGTTCGCGTTCGCTTTGATGCGCGCGGCCTTCGCGTCGAGCCAGGCCGTGGGGTATTCGACGTGCTCGGGAACGGACATCGTCGTCGCCTCGTAACGAGGGTGGTAGCTGCGGTGGACGCCGTACGATAGCCTACGCCATCACACAGCACCAGGGGAAATCCACCGAGGTGCGATGGATTTCCCCTAACCGGCCGAGCGACCGCGAGTTAGCGCGTGGGGCGCGGCGCGCGCCGATCCTCCATCACGTCGACGTGGACGCACCGGTAGTGCTCGACGACGGCGCGATACGGGCGCGCTCGATCTTGTGTCTGACGCGTGATCCAGCCCTGCAAGCCGCGTAGCGTGCGATACTCGAGTGACTTCAGGCGCTCGGCGCGCGAGCCGCGTTTGAACCACAGCTCGGCGCGATAGACGATCTTGCCGCGCTCAACCATTGTCGTCGCCGCGCAGCAGTCGATACGTCTCCTCGGACTCGTCGAGCACGGTCTCGCGCTCGTTCGTGTCCCACTCCCGGAAGAAGACGCGCGCGTCGTCGAGCTGATCGGCGTCGAGCTTCTCGGCGAGCGTGTCATAGTCCTGCGCGATCTCGGCCTGGAACTCTCCGTCCTCGCGTAGCTCGCTCGCCTCGTCGGCGTCGCTCTCCTCCTTCGCGAGGTCGTAACACTCGGCCGCGTTTTCGCGGTAGAGGTTCGCGCGCTGCCGCAAGTACGCGGCGTGCTTCGGATCGATCGGCATGGTGTCGTCTCCTCGCTGAGGGTGTGACGTACGATACCACACGTCAGCCGATCGCACCAGGGCCTAACGCGAGCGATCGAGGAGCGCTTGCACCTTCGCGCCGTCGCTGCGCCACGCGAGCCAGCCGAAGAGCCGCACGCCGAGCCAGCCCCGCCAGGCGCGATGGAGCGGCACGCCTTGCCGGCGCATGAGGTCGCGAAAGAGCGTGTCGGCTTCGGCGCGCGCGTAGCGGCGTCGCGGCTCGACGCAGCCGGCCGGGTCGCCGCCCGTGCGGTAGAGCAGGTCGTGGACGCACGGCGCGAGCACCCCGCCGTCGAGGCGATCGAACGCGGCCCACACCGCGCGCGGGCTCGACGAGAGATCCGTGACGAAGCCGCGCGGCACGACGACGACACAGCCATGTCGTGCGTCGAGCGCGTGAACATCGCGCTCAACGCGAAAGTTCCCACCGTCGAGCGGCGTAATCGTCGGCTCGGGCAAGCGGTCGTTACCGATCGGGGGACGAGACATCGCGAATCTCCTGCCGAAGGTCGCTGACGTCCTTGCGCATGTCCGTCACCATGGCGAACATCTGCGCGGCGAGGCCCTGGAACGTCTCGAGAATTCCGCGCTGTGCCTCGACGTGCGCGTGCGAGGTGCGCGCGAGTTCGATGGCGTTCGAGAGCCGCTGCTGGTCGTTCGCGAACATATGCTCCCTCATGTGTCGCTCGTAGTCGACGGATCGGCGCACGAACGAGCGGAACATCCACGCGTCGAGCGCCGGGCGAATGATCCACGTCCAGACGAACGCGAAGCTCGATGACGTTAGCAGCGCACCTCCGATGTAGAGGACGAGGAGCAAGCCCGGCGGCAGCGCGTGGCCGACGAGGCGTTCAATCGTGCCCGCTACGGAGTCCGGCGGAACCACGGCAACGGACGCCGCGAGCGCAAGGAAGAAAGGCTTGAGCACGATGCGAAGGGGCCAGAAGATTCGGGAAAAGAGAAACGCTACGGCAGGGCAGCGACGACGAGCCGGAGCAGCGCACGGAGTTCGACCGGCGAGAGTGCCTGATCGACTTCGAGCCTGGCGCGGATCGCAGAAAGCTGCTGACGGTCCGTATGCGCCTGAGTCGGCGCGGCAACGGGTACCGCGGCACCGCGCTGTGTAATCGTCGGCGGCGTGTTCGGCGCGCTGCCAGCCGGCGAAGCGACGAGCCGGATCGAGTCGCGCTGGATCGGATCGCTGAGCGCTGCCGCGAGAGCCGGATTCGCGACCGGATCGAACTCGCGTGTGAGCACAGTTCCGACCGGCGCGATTCCGCGGCCCGGCATCAGTGGGCCCGGCATATCGTCGTCATAGCCGAGAATCGAGCCGTCAGCAGCCGCGTACAGTATCGCCATCTCATCCTCCGAAATCGTAGTTGCCATAGCCGTAAATCAGACGCGCCCACCGCCACGCGAAATCAGCGACTTGCAGTACAGTCTGATTTAGGAACACCAGCACCATATAGGTCGGCGTGAAGTTAAGATCGCCGAGCCCGGAGTCGACCAATGGTCTTCGAGCGCCAGAGCGCCCGTATCCGACACTAACGGTTGTGCCGACGCGCCGCATGCGAAGATACCCGTCGGGGTGTGGGGTCTGCATGTTGAATCCTGCTAGTGCACCCTGGTATGTGCCGCCGCTGTACCACTCCCATATAGCCTTGATGCCGCCGTTGTAGCCTATATAGCCATGCCACGTAATTGCACCGGCAGCGAACGGGCTCGCAGAGTTCGAGAGGCCAACGCCTGCGATCGTGTAATTGCCATCTGCGTTCGCGGTACTTACCGACGATGCTAGCGAGAAGTCGACGCCCGTTCCGATTGACGCCGGCAGCGGGAAACAGAACGCGTGCCACCCCGCCGCGTTGCTCGAGTAGCGCGCGACCAGCGCCCCGGGCATCCAATCGTTCACCGAGTAGGTGACGTTTGTGCCGTTGTACAGGCTGCAAAACGACAACAGCGAATCCGTGGTAATACGATCGCTGCCGTCGAAGTCGAGCGAGACGGAATTGGCCGGCAGGTAGAGCGGTTTCTTATGCGCATCGAACCCGTCCGGGCCGACGATCGACGATGCGCGCCGCGGGAACCCGCCTAACAGACCCGTATTCATCAGAAGTCCCCGTAGAAGGCGATGACGTTGAACGTCTCCGCATTGTTCGTCGACGCCGCAAACTTATAGCCAGTCGGCAGCACAAAGTCGTAGAGCTGAAGCTCGTACGTCCACGCAGCGGTCGTGCCGCTCGGCGTCAGCGCCGTAACGGGGATTTCGCGCCAGAGCTTATACGCTGTGCCGTTGTGGATGTAAAGGCGGATCATGCCGGCCGTCGTGGTGCCCTGCGCCTGAAGAACAAGGCGTTCGATACGCGAGCCAGCGGCACCAGTCGTTAGCACGTCGCCAATCGTGCCCGTCCCATCGCGATTCGTGTTCGCGGTCGAGATTGTAGCGATGCCGCATTTCGGCGTCGCGGCGTATTGAGGAGCGGTAGCCATTTCTGTTAGGCCCTCAGAGGGTCAGATGACGAGGCCGGACTTAAAGAGGAGGTAATCCGACGCGGCGGTAGAAATCGCCGTGTCGATGCGCTGAATAGCGATCATGGGCCACTGGCCGGCGTTCGTATTCGTGTTCTGCGCGGAGCCCGAGTCCTGGAAGATCATCAGCTCGACGTAATCGCCGGCCGCCAGCGCGAACTCGCCGCCGACTGGGAACGTTGACGAGGTGCGCGGCCCGAGTCGCGTTAGCTCGAGGATCGTCGTGCCGTTCTTGTACAGGAACCCGGTGCGCTCTGAGCCGGCGGCAGAGTCGAGGAGCGCTACCTGCGCTGTGATGCGATACTTTCCCGTGAACGGGATCGTTAGGCGCGAGGTGTTCGTGACAGGATCGTGGTAGTTATCCGTGTCCCAATCCTCGGTATCGAAGGCGACCGCGGTCGATGTGTTGTTGGGGATGCTCTGCGCGGCGGCTCGGTGGAGCGACGCACCAGAATAACCGACGGTCGTTCCGCCACTCCCGCTGGAGACAGCGCCGGGGTCGACGACAGTAACCGAGAACGTCGACGGGTCGGCTCCGGTGCCGTCACTCACCATGATCTGCACGTCGACGTAACCCGACGCCTTACCGTAGCCAGTGTTTCGGTCGACACCCACCACCGGCGTTTCGGCGCTCGCCGCGTCCGCCCACCGGCCGCTACCTTCGATGCCGTAGCTCGTGTGGCCAATCGCATTCGTGAACGTTAGGCGATAGCGACCCGCAGCCGTGCGCGTCACGCTCGCGACGTTATAGCCCCTCGCAACGCTCGGCGTCGTGCCGCTAAGCGTGATTACGGCAGCAGCGACGATGCCGGTCGATCCGCTGCTCCCGCCCCCGCTGCCTAACCGCGTGTCGCTTCCTAACACCACTTCCGTGCTCGCCGCGTTGCCGCTCGTCGGCACGTTGTACGTCGCCGCCGTGCCAAGACCGAGCGTCGTGCGCGCCGTCGCCGCGTTCGCGTCGTCGAGCAGCGTACGAATAAATGAGGAGAGCGTCGTCAGCGCCGCTGTGCCGCTGCCAGTGAAGTACGCGAGCTGATCGGCCGCGGAGACGAGTGCGGCAATCGCGCTGAGTTCGGCGTCGAGAGGCTGCTTGTTCGCGAGCGCTGTTGTGATCGTCGTCGCGTAGTTCGGATCGTCACCGAGTGCGTCGGCGAGTTCCTTTAGCGTGTCGAGCGTCGACGGCGCGCTGTTGACGAGATTCGCGACAGCGGTCGCTAACTCCGCGCTCGTCGTGAGGTCGATCTTCAATACCCACGAGCCGCTGACCTTCTGGTAAATGCCCCCGCCCGTCGTATCGATATACCAGTTGGTATCGCTGCCCGTGCCGCTCGACGGCGCCCCGGCGCCGCTAAGCAGCACCGAGCCCGTCGACGTCGACGCGACGGCATACGGCTTGCCCGTCGCGTCGAAGAGCAGCACGTCGCCGTCTTGCGGGGCCGAGCCGTCGCCGCGTTTCACCGGCACCATATATCCGTCGACGTCGACGTAGCGTAGCGCCTGGCCCGTGCCTTTGAAACGAACGGGGAGCTTAGGAGCGGCCATATTACGGGATCGAGTAGAAGGACTTCAGTGCGGCTTCCATCGCCGACGTATCGCCCGCGTCGTGTACGACGTCGTACGCGAGGACGCGACCGTACTTGAAATTCAGCGGGCCACCGAGCGCGAGCCCGCCGCCCCCGAGGTACGCGTACGCGACGGCGCCCATATGACCGAGGATGCCGGTCATCGTGCTCGCCTCCGCGCTGCCGTTAACGCGGATCTCGAGAAGGCCCGTCGACGCCGAGCGACGCAGCACGAGGAGGAATGGGTTGCCGTCGTTCCAGCTATTCGTACTCATGCACGAGCGCGTATCGCCCGGCGGGGGCGACGGCCACTCGGCAATATCCGCGACGATCTTGCCGTCCGTTCGCATCGTGCAACAGTAGTCGCCCGCGACACCCGCCGCATCGCCATCGAAGAGCGCCGCGTTCTCGTGGCCATAGGGACTCGAGCCGTTGCCGCCTGTCGTCGAGCCGACGATGTAGACAGTGAAGTCGTCGGTGATCGGGTTCGGGACGCGCATTCCGCTGTTGCCCGTCGCCGGCCCGGGCGTAACGACAGCCGCACGCCCGGCGCCGAGCGCGTCGTGTTCGTACGTGCAAGCGTCCGGCCCAACGGCGACGCCGTCGCGCGCGTAGGTCGACTGATCCGGCCAGCTCGCAATCACAGCGCCGTCGCTATTCGCGCACAGCGTCTGCGCGTCGAGGTCGAGCACGGTATTGCCCGGGACAGCGAGCGTCGGCAGCGGCAGCATCTCGCAATTATCCGGCGGGATAACCGTCGTCGGCGCTGTGTTCGCGGGAGTCGCCGTAAGTCGCAAGTCCCCGATCTCTGGGATTGTCGTGCCGTCGCCACCGCGAATGAAGACGCCGATCGTGATCTTCGTGCGATTCGCCGCCGAGATCGCGACACTCGCGCCTGTAATGAGGCCCGCTGTATCGAGCGCGAGCGACGGGCCGCACGTCGCGTCGGGCTGCCCGTCGAGCGCTGCGCCGACCGAGGACCACGTGATCTTGCGAATGACGACCTCGAAGCCGGCGCCGACGACCTCCACCCAGCCCTCGAGTTCGAGTGCTTTCGCGTTCGAGAGATCGATCGTGCGACGCAGTCCGGTATCGTGCTCGACGAGCGCGCTCCCATACGCCGTGCCGTCCTCCTTCTGGATCAACGTGCGAATGCCGGACGCGTGCGCAAGAATCGGCTCGCGATGCAGCATCGGCGTAATCGCGCGCGGCCCCGGCACAGTGCCGCCGTTGTCTACCTGGCCGTTGACGTAGCCAGCGAGTTCTTTCGCGGCGCGACCTTCGGTCTCGAGGACCGGGAGGAGAATCGCGGGAACGGTCATCCGTTACGGCCCCCAGCCCTTCCAGAAGTGTGGAGCACTCGTCGTCAGAACCGCGTTCGACGCGTCGAGCGCTTGCACGCGAAACGCGTTCACGTCGGCGTAATCAGCGTAGACGTACGCGCCCGAGTCGGCGCCAGCAATGTCGATGTAGTCGGTGAAGACTCCGTCGCCATCGACGTCATCCTGGATGCGAATGCTCACGGCGCTCGGGTCCGAGCAGCGCCAGGTGATCAAGATGCCGTCGTACGCGCCGAGCGAATCCGTGTGCAGCGCGAGGGTAAACGTCGGCGTATAGCCCGTGTTGCCTTGCGACGCCCCGCCGGCGGACTGCACGCCAGGCCAGAGCGCCGGATCGGAGTGCGCGCGCACGTTGCCCGAGCCGTCGCGTGTCGTGAAGCGGTAGTACTTGCGCGTAAGATCGGCGTCGACCGTCGAGCCCGACGCGATTGCGAGCGGACTCGTGATGACCTCGATCACCGTGCCCCACGTCATGCCGTCGAGCGACGTTTCAATATCGAGCTGTGCGGCACTCGCGTCGGCGCACGTCCACGCGAGCTGAACGAGTCGCTGCCCGTAGCTCGTCGTTTGCAAGAGCGGCGTGCCGTTCGCGAAGACCGGCAGGGGGATCGGCGCCTCGGTGATCCACGTATCGAGGACCCAGATCGCGCGCGGGCCGTACTGTCCGCCCGCGAAGCGCGCGATCTCGTACGTGTACGTGGTATCCGTCGAGATGCCAGGATCGAAGAACTCGATGGCGTTGACGTCGAGCGTCGCAATGATCACACCGTCGCGCCAGATGAGAATCTGCTCGTTCGCAACGCCCGGCGTCGGCGTGCCGCTCCAGAAGATGTGGCCCGTCGTGCCTCCGCCGAGGCGCTCACCGCCGACCGCCGTAAAGCCGTTCGGGATCGTTGGCGACGTCGGGGGCACGGTGCTCCCGGCCTGGATCGTTGTCTTGAACGGTTTCGAGCGCTGGCCGTCATAGCCGACGCCGAAGCAGAGCAGATTGCGATACCAGCCCTGCGTCGTCGCGATGCGAACCATCGTCTTCCAGTTCGGGTCGGCCGTCAGCGTACCTTCGTCCGGCCGGCGCACGGTGTAGTTGCGCAGCTGGTCCGACTGGTCCGGGTCCGCAACGGGCAGCGTCGGCCCGGTCTCCGAGCAAATAACGCAGTATTCAGTGTTCGGCTCAAATTGGACTTCGACGAAGACGCTGGCGTCTTGCGCGACACCGCCGTCCGGCGAGTCCGCCGCCGTGACGACAAAGCTCGGCGACGGCGGCAGGCCAGGCTGATAGCCCGACCCGCGGCGGAACCACGCGCGATACGCGCCTTTGATCTTCCCGGCGCACATGATTTCCGTGACGCCTTCGCCGCCCGCGAAGCGATGCCGGTAGCCGACGACGGCGAGCGTCTGGTCACTGTCGTAGTGGTCGGCGTTCGCGAGGTACTGATGAAGATCGCCGAGCTGAACCGGCCAGTAGTACAGCGTCTCCATCGTATGCGTCGAGTACGGGGTCGAGAGGTCGTTCCCCGCTTTCGAGCACAGGTCGTCGAGTTCCAGTTGCGAGTCGATCTGATCGCCCGGCGCGAGCGCGATCTCCATAAACATGATGCCGTACTTCGCTTGCGACGCCGTGTCGTTGAACGTCGTTTCGTATCGCGTCTTATCGGGCCCGAAGCAAATGCCGTGGACGCGATTGCGCACGTCGGCCTTGCTCGTCTGGAGCGCCGTGATGTCGCGATACTCCGTCGGCGCGAACGTTTCGTCCGGCGTCGTGTTCGTGCGATCGGGCTCGTAAAGGGTGAGGACGTAGTTGTCGCTCGCGTCGTGCCGATAGCGGCACACCCAGCCAATCGACAGCGCCCAGTCCTGCTGAATCGCCTCGAGCACGGGCTTTCGCGCCTGCGTCTTCTGCTGCGTGTTGTTGATCATCCAGAGCGTCGGCGCCGGGACGTAGAGCGTCGGCGTCGTCATCGGCGTCGGCGGCCAATCATTGAGAATGGCCTGGATGACGTCTTCCAGCGGCGTCGGCTGGTCCGTCGCGTACGCGCGCTCTGCCTCGATGTAGCGGTCGACGAGCCAGCCGCCCATGTCGCGGCCGGTGACGACGACGGGCGACGTGCGCCACTCGACGGAATCGATCGGCCCGAGCATCATCATCTTCCAGTCGCCCGAGACCGGCGCGACGCCGGGCGCGGTGACGGCCGTCGAGATCCGTACGTTGCGCCCGGGCTCGAGGAGCGGCGCGTACGCTAGGCTGTCGTCGCGATTGAGGGGGCTGCCGCCCCACGGCGGGGCCAGGCTGAGGTCTTGCACGTCGGCCGTATCGCGCCGCAGGCTGACGCTATACGTCCCGGTCGGCTGGTCGACTTCCTCGCCCCACTCGGCGCTTTCGACCCAGTCGACGCCGAAGAGGTTGGTCAGGTCCTTCCACGTGCGATCGGCATTCTCGACCTCGACGCGCAGGTGATGGTTGACGCGCGCGGCCTTGATGGTGTTGCGCTCGGTCGTCGTGCGCGTCCGCATCGCTTAGACCTCCTCGATGCGCAGCGTGACGACGCGCTTGCGACCGCCCTTGACGGCGACGTACCGCGCCTCACCGACGAAGACGCGGCACGTCACGGCGACATTGCTGACCATATCGCCGTTGACCGTGACCTGCGCGCCGAGCGCCGTAGCCGTGCGCAGCGCGGCCTCCTCGCTTGTGCTGAGATGCTTCGTCGTCACTTCCCAGACGCGCTTCTCCGCGCGCACCGTCGAGCGATACGCGCCGGAGTACGCGCGCGAATCCGAGCCAATGCGCGTCGACTCCTTTTGCGTCGCACTACTGACGGAAACGCCAATCGTCGTTCCCGCGATGGTCAAGAAGGCCATAACGCTATCTCACCGAAGTGACGTCGTTGATCCGGCTCGCGTCGCCGTACTGGCGCTGGGCGGCGAGGCGCAAGAGGCCGAGCGTCGTCTGCGCAATCGTCTTCCCGTCGAGGTTGATGTTCAGCGGCGTGCGATCGTCGAGCGCACCCGAGCCCGGCGTAAACCCGCCGAGCCCAGCGCCCCCCGCCCCGGTCGTCCACCCGCCGGCCGGTGTCGGCGCGATCGGCATGAACTGCCCGCCCGCCGGCCAGCCGTGCGGAACGGGCACGTTCGGCTCGTTCCCGATCGGGAGCGTGGCGCGCCAGCGCGCGAGCTGAACCTTGAACGCTTGCGGCAGATTCGTGAGTTCCTCGGCCGCGTCGCGCGCCGCTTCGGCGAGCTTGTTCACGCCGCCGGCCGCGTCGTCCCAGGACATCTCGCTCAGCTCCTTGCGCGCGCGCTTCAGCTGGTCCGCCGTTTCGTACTGCTCGTCCGCGAAGCGCAAGATCCCTTCGCCGAGCTTCTTCACCGGGTCACCGAGGTGCAAGAACGGCACCTTGTTCAGTAGGTTACCGATGCCGACGAAGAGCTTACCGACCGCTGTGGCGAGTCCCGCGACGACGCGCGCAATGACCTCGCCAACGAGCGCGGTCGCGATACCGAAGTATTTGAGCACGGGGAAGAGAATCTTCAGCACGGGCGTCAGCATGATGCCGATGATCTTCCCGAGTTCGACGAGCGGCACCATCAGCGTCTCGAGCACGGGCTGAAGTCCCTCGAGCACCTTCCCGAGCGCCTGCGCGGCGAGACCGGCGGGCGTAAAGTCGGCGAGCATCGAAGACGCGGCGTCCTCGAAGCCGGCCTTCAAGCTCTTGCCGATGCTCGCCGCGCTCGACCACGACGTCTTGAACTTCGCCAGCTCGACGCGGAAGTTGTCGCTCGCGCGCCGGAAGCCTTCGCCCATCTCGATCGCCGCGACGCGTGTCGCGTTAAACGCGTTTGGCATCCCGACCAAGATCTCGCGCAAGCGAAGTGACGTTTCGTTATTGATGAGCTGGGTAACGGCCTGGCGACTCAGGGAGGCATTAGACGCCGCTGCAAACGACGCATCGCGTATCCCCGACGCGAACGTCTGCCCGGGCATGCTACGGTTCGCGAACGTCGCGACGAACTCAAAGCTCGCCGCGCGGCGGAGCTGAAGCACGATTTCGCGCGCCGCTAACGCCATCTCCCCGAACTTATCTGCTTGTTGTGCGTAGATGTCGAGCGCCTCCTTAGCCATATCGCGCAGGCGCGTCTGTGCATCGATCAACGGCGTACCCGCATCAACGGCAAGCTCCAGGCCTCGCGTGAGCGCGTTTGCGCGCTTCTTCAAGGCTTCGAGCGGCGAATCCGTAGACATCGACGTCGCTCCGCCGAGACCCTTCAGAAGGTCTTTCACGTTCGCGAGCGGGTCGAGCTTCGGCGTATCCTGCACGGCTTTGTGGAAATGCCTCCACGCGACGACAAGGGCGCCGATAACAAGACCGAGGGCGACGATGCCAGCGATAACGGCGGGGTTCGCGAGCACCGCGAGGATCTTCGCGATACCGCCCGAGGCGGCCAGCAGGGTCGACGCGGCGCGTAGCGCGATGATCGCTTCCGTCAGCTTCGCGACAACGATAATCGTCGGGCCGACGACGGCCGCAAAGGCGGCGATGGCGAGGATTGTGCCGCGCATCCACATCGGGATCGCGGTGAGCACGTCGATGACAACGCGCCCGATCTCGACGAAAACCGTAAGCGCCGGGATCAGCGCGTCGCTCGTCTTATCAGCCAGCTCGGTCAAGTCCCGCTTGAGGAAAGCGAGCTTGCGCCCCGTATCCTGCGCCTGCGCGCCGGCCTCGCCCGAGAAGCGCGAGGCTTGCTGGGTGAGCAGCGAATACGTAGCGAGTGCCGTCCCGAGCGGCGTCAGCTCCTGCCCGACCTTCAGTAGGCCGAGGCGATACGCTTCTTGCTTCACTTGCGCCTGCTCGATGACGATGCCGACGGATTTCAGTCCGCGCGTCTGCCCGGCGAGCGACTTCTCGACGATGTCGAGTGCTTCGCCGTACGCGATCATCTTGCCGGCGGAGAGTTGCGCGGCGATCTGCATAACGCTCTGGGAAAACTGCGCCGCTTTCGGCGCGGCCATCCCGAGCCCGACGGCGAAGTCGTCCGTCGTGATCGCAAACTTCTGCATCTCCGTTTCCGCTTCCGGCACGATCTTCATCATCTGCTGCAACTGTTGCGAGATGTGCGCCGTCGCCGCGCCAAACGTGCGCTCGAGTTTGCGCCCGACGGCTTCGTTCTCGACGGCCATCTTCGCGAGCGCGCCAATCGCGAGTCCGACCGGGAGCGTAATCCCCAGCGTCATCGACTTGCCGACGTCCGTCAGCGTGCGCGAGGCCTGGCTGACTTCCTTCGTCATCTTGTTGAGCTTTGACGAGAAGTCGTTGATATTGGCCCCGATGCGAACGACGAGCGAGCCAGCGGCCATTGGGGATTGCTCCAGAGTTTAGTCGTTCATCTCGGCTTCATCGTCGCGCGCCGTCGGTGTCTTCGTCGCGCGATCGAGGTCTTCCTTCTCCAGCTTGAAGAACGCTTGCCAGTACGTCATCTCCAGTGAGGAAACGCGCTCGCCGAGTTCGGCCACGGACATTTTCAGTTTCGCCGCGAGGGCGAAGCGAAACCTCAGCCCGTGGTCTTGCCGGAGTTTCCCTCCGCCACCTTCAGCGATTCGCCGGCGAGCCCCGAGATCTGCACGCCCGCTTTGACGAGCGGGTCGAGGAACGCGGCGTCGAGCGAGCCGACAACGTCGACATCGGCGTCGGAGAAGATGCGATCGGTCGTGCCGTGCGCGACGGCGCACTTGACGACGAGTCGCGGCCCGAGCTTCGCCTGGTCGGCGACGCTCTCGCCCTCGTCGTTCGTCGTCATGCACGTGTTGAGTATTTCGCCGCGGTCGGCCGACGAGAGACTCAGCATGTCGATAACGAGCAGTTCGCCGTCGACGACGAGCTGGACTTCCTTGCGCTGGAGCGCGCCACCGCGAATAACCCTGCTGCGCAGATCGATGCTCATGGGAAGGACTGTGAGAGGAAGAAGAGAGGGAATCATGCTATTGCGACGCCGCGCGCCCGTCGGCGTCCGTCGTGCCCTGCCACTCCACGTCGGCGTCGTGAACGCTTTCGAGCGCGGCGCTAAGGCCCGCTTTCGAGAGCACGGCCCACGCCGTGAGATCTGGCTTCAGCGAGCGATCCGCGTAGAGCACGATGACGACGAGGTCCGCGTTGAGCAATGCGTCGCGGAAGAAGCCGTCGCCGCGCCACTTCGCCGTCAGCGTGCCCGTGACGTCGAGTTGCGTCTGCACCCGGCGCTGGAACCCGTTATCCGTATTCGCCGAGTCGTAGTCCGTGTCGTCGGCGTTGACGGCCGAGAGCGAGTAGTTGTAACCACGCACGCCGACCGCGACGGAGAGAGGCAAGTAATAGCCGTCGATCGTCACGGCGCCGCGCGCGCCGTCCGCGCTCGCAAACGTGACCGTCCCCGTGAGTCGATTCAGCGTCCACGGGTCGGCCCCGCCCGCCGGCATCGCGACGCCCCCGATGTTGACGGTAATCGTCGCCGTCGGGTCGAGGACGCGCTTTGCCGCGTTCGTGATCTGGTAGGTCTGATCGTCGCCCGCGTTCGTCGTCGCCTCGGCCGCGAGCGCGACGGCTGCGCCAGGGACCTTAACGAGACCGCGGCGACCGGCGGTGCCAGGCATACGAATCCTCGCGGAAAGGGATTAGACGAGCGTGATGGCGCCCGTGCCCTCGAGTTCGATCGAGAGCCCGATGCCGCCGTCGACCGCCGAGTCACCGGCGAACTTCGACACCTTCATCTCCTGCTGAAAACCAACGCCGCTCGTCGTGCCGTTGTCCGGCAGGACCTGAATGTAGATCGACGTGTCGTTGAGGTACGCCGTGAGAAGCGCGTTCTGTCCGTTCGTATCGCCGAGGCGACGCATGCCGGTGAGCGTGAGCTTCCCGTCCTTGAGGCCCTGGATGCGCTGCACCCAGTCGACGCCGAATTCCGAATCATCGATGTTCGCGCCGTCGATCGAGTGGTTGAACGACCGCAGCCCCTGAATGACGACGTAGGAGCCACCGGACGTCGCGCACCACTTGACGCGCGCCTTCTTGCCAGGCGTTCCGGGCATACGCTTATGTCTCCGTGTAGAAGGGTTCGGACTTCGTCAGGCCGCATCGCGTGCAGCGGTACTGATCGCCGTCGTCGTCCATCGTCGAGGCGTCGACGATCGACTCGGGCGGGTGCGAGCAAGCGGGCGCCTGCTCGTCGTTTCCGACGAGGATCGTAAGCGCGGCGTCAATGCGATTGCGCATCTCGACGAGATGGGCGACAAGGTCCGCGCGGTCCAGCGTCATCATAACAACTCGTCCTCGAGTTCGGCGGTAAAGGTCAGCTGGTGACGCCGCGTCGTGCCGTCGTCGTCGACGGAGACAACGACCGATTCTATATCGACGTCGACGACATCGTGGCCTTCGACGAGGATGGGGTTGGAGAGATCTGTGAGCTCGTTGACGACCAGCTCGACGATCTCGCCGCCTTCCCGATTGCCGGCGCTGCCGCGCCCCTCGGGCGTTCTCGAGCCGTCCTGCGTGACGATCTCGAGGGAGAAAACGACGAGGTGGCCGTTCTGGCCGAAGTAGCGATTGGGGACTTCGCTCGGGTCGACAAAGGCGATGTACGGAAACGCCTGCCCCTCCGGCACGGCGTCGAGAATACCCGTCACGCGTGACGCTATTGCCGCGCTCGCGCGCAAGCGCTGGACGACGGCGAGCTGGGTCGGGTTTAATCCGGAGTAGCTCATTCGAGTCCGGCCTCTCGCGCCGCGCGCTCGGGCGCGCGCTTGATGTCGGCGGCGATGGCCTCGCGCTCTTCGACGAGCGACGGCACGAGAAAGGGTCGCTTCGGCTTGTGTCGGCGACGGTCACCGCGCTCGACAACCGGCGCGTAGACGCCGAGATCGACGACGCTCAGCGCCTGCCGCGAGTTATTCGCCAGCGCGAGCTGGAGCTTATTCCCCTCGCGCCGCGACTGCTGCTTGGCAAACTGCTTCGCGGCGCGCTGTGAGCTATTCGCGCGCGAGCGCCGCAGGAGCTTGCCGTAGCCGGCCTTGACGTAGAAGACCATTTCGTTCTTCGACGGCTCGGGCCGAATCGTCTCCGCGAGTTCGCCCGAGCGACGCGGGGCGCGAGCGCGCGCTTTCGCGGCGACGATCTCGGCCCCGCGCTTGACGGCGGCAATCGTTTCGACACGCGTGCGTTCGTCTGTGCGCTGCACGGCGCGAACGAAGTTCGGCACGCCTTCGAGAACGGTCGTGATCTTCACGTCAGGCACGGACGACCTCCTCGCAAAGCAAGTGCATCTCGGCGTGGCGCCCATCGCGATCGACGACGCCGACGATGTCGAGCACGCGCTGGGCGACGATCAGCCGCATCTTCGGCGTGACGCCGGGCCGATAGCGCGCCTGGACGAGATGCGTGAGCTTCGGGTTGAGCTTGCGCGCCTCGTACAGCTCGCGCGCGTCGCGACCCTCGGTGACGACGCTACACCACAGTGCGCCGAGCGTCGCGTACGAGACGGCTTTGCCTCCCATCTCGTCGTCGCGCTCGACACGGGCCTGAAGCAGAGCGCGCGTGCGCAGGTCACCGGCGCGCATTACACCATCTCCTTGTAGCGATAGTGCGTCAGTAAGCGCCGCAGCGTCGGCGACTCGTTGATGATCGTGCCCTTGATGTACGGCTCGCGATTTTCGTAGAGGTCGCCAACGATGAGCTTCATCGCCGTGCGGATCGACTGCGGGACGCTCGCGGGCGAATCGCCGTAGCCGCACTCAAAGTCGACGCTGACGGCGTTGCGCTTCGGAAACGTCGGCGGCCAGAACTGCTGATAGCCGAGTAGCAGGCGCGGCGGCAGCGCGTACGGGTCGACCTCGTACACAGTGTCGTCGAGCAACTGCTGGGTATTCGTGAGATCGAGGTAATTCACGGCGACGACGCCGAGCAGGGGCGGGCGCCGCAGCGCGATCTCGTCGCAAGCCGGAAAGCCATCGAGCACGAGGCGCCACGTCTGTCGAATGAGCGCGCGCCGGCAGTAAGCCTCAACGTCTTCGCGCGCCGTGGCGATGCAATTGAGCAGGTACGGGTCGCCCGTCGTGTTCAGCGTCGGGCAGCCGACGCCGAGCGCAACGTCCGGCGCGTCGTCGCTGTACGTCGTCGTCGCGTTATCGTCGAGCGTCGCGAGCAGAAAGTACTCCGCGCCGTTCGCCAGCGTGCGATAGAGTTTGCGCGCGAGCACGTGAGGACCGCCGAGCGGGATCATCGTAACGGCCACTTGCCCGTTCGTCGTCTGGTCACTGATCGTTACAGCCGACGACGGGACGCCTCCTTCGGTCTCTCCGTCGGCGGTCACGAACGTCACGCGATAGCGATGCACGCCCTCGTCCACGTTACCCGCGCCAGCGCTCGCGAGAGCCACTAACGGCGCGACCGGCGCGGGCTCGAGGTTCGACGCGTCGAGCCGGAGATGTGCCTGCGCTTCGAGGAGGCTAAGCGGCTCGGAGGCTGGCGGGGTAACGAGGAAGAGAGTCATCGATCAGTACCCGATGTACGCGTGCGGGTGACCGAGGATGAAGCCCGCGTCCGTCGGGAGCGACGGCGTCGTACCGCTGACGGCCGAGCAGATCCAGCGCACGTACTTCTTGTAGC